GTCGGCCACGGGACCGGCCTACTGCTCCAGCCGGACCCGGACGGTCGTGTCGTCGTCGCCAGCAGCCTTGACCGTCTTGCCCAGGTACTTGTTGGCGCCGGACTCGTCGTCGGTCTTGGCCACCTGGTCGCCGACGTCCCAGTACACCTTGGACCCGACGGCAATGGCCTCGCCGACCCCGGCCGTTTTGGGGAAGTCGAAGACTCCCGCCACGGCCAAGCTGCCCAGCCCGTTGGCGGCGATGGGCGTCCGGGCCACGCCGATCAGGTCGGCCTGGACAACCACATCTCCGGCGGCGACTGCCGAACCGGGCGTGTAGTCGATGCTGCTGCCGTCATGCACGAAGGTTGCCGTTGCCATGTCTCAAGCTCCTTGCGGCCTGGGGGCCGCGAATCCTGCGAAGCCTCGGCGAAGCAGGCTTACGCCTCGCCCTTGCTCTTGACGCCGCCCTTGGGATCCTGGAGGGCCACGCCGAAGTCGTGGTAGCCCCGCATCTGCACGCCCAGGACGTTGAAGTCCGCCTCGGCCGTCTCGATGGTCGGGGACTCCTGGCCGTTGAGGAACGCCACCTCGATCACCGGCAGGTCGGTCGGGTCGGCCAGCAGGTACCACGCCTTCTCGCTGTTGCCGGTGTAGCTGGAGTTCGAGAGGTACCGGCTGACCTCGGCGCGGAACTTGCCCTGGTGGGGGTTGGCCACCGGGTACTTGGTGCTGGCCGTGGTGTCGCGGATCTCCACGCTCTTGAACAGCTGCGTGGCCATGGCGCTCAGCGCCGTGGGCACCAGCATGATCTGCGGCATGATCCCGATGGGCTTGCCGTCGGAGTCCACCTGGTCCATGAAGGCCTTCTCGGCCTTGGACAGGCCGTCGATGCTGAGCACCGTGTCGGTGCCGGTCAGGTAGTTCTTGTTGCCGGCGGTGAAGAACGAGGCGCTATCCAGGAAGATGGTCCAGAAGATGTCGTTGATCTTCAGGCCGCTGCCACGCCCCAGCTTCCGCGGCACGGTGGTGATGGCGCCGAGGTCGTCGTTGATGATGTCCCGTCGGTCGATGGCCAGCATCAGGCCGTAGGTGTCGGCCTTGTTGGTGTAGCTCTCCTCCCCGAGGGTGCCATGCTTCAGCTCACCGCCCGGCGCCACGACCTCGTACTGGTCCCGCCCAGACCCGCTCCACGCTGAAGAAGCCCTCCAGGAGGAACTTGTTGGCCACGTTGGACAGGATCCCGCCGATGTCGATGGTGCTGAAGCCGGCGGCCTGCACGTCCTGGCGGAAGGCGAATCGCAGCACCGCCCGGCTGTCGCGGAAGGTTCTGCCGTCGTAGCCGTTGGCCCAGGCCGCCTCCAGCAGCAGCTCCTGGAGACCGATCCCGCCCCTGAATCGCTTGTCGGCGGCGTCCAGGGCCTGCTCGCCGTAGGTGGTGAGCAGCGCGTCGCCCTTCACCCCGCCGGTGAGCATGCAGGCGGCCTCCAGGATCGGCCCCGTCATGCTGCGGTCGGGCACGTGCGTGTCCGGGGGCTTGGGCCGGTCGGTCCGCAGGACCTCCAGCTCCGTCCGCGTCACATCCCAGCCCTCCGCGATGGCCTTGGCGGCGATGTCGGCGTGCGCATCGCCGCAGACCTTCCGCACCGCGGCGATCCGCTCCTGCTCAGCGGCGGCCTTGGCGCGCATGTCGGCCACGGGGTCGAGCTCGAGGGGGCTGTCGGCGACAGGCGGGCTGGCCTCCGTGCCAGTCGCCGCCTGCGCCTCGACCTTCGGGGCCTCCTTGCCCTGCCCCGGCGTTGCCGAAGCCGAAGCCGGGTCCTTGCCTGCCTCCTCGGCAGCCGTCTTGGTCTTGTCGGTCTTGGTCTCGTCCATGATTCCCTTCTCCTGCCTGGCCGACGCGGCAACGCTCGCTGAGCTGCCGGCGTCGGCTCCAAGGTCCACAAAGCTGATCTCACCCAAGGTCGCCCTGCGGACGACGTTGACGGGCCCGTTGAACTCGCGGCCGTTGACGACCACGGTCTGCTTCTCGCGGACGAACTCGAACTGCTCCACCTGGGCGCCGATTGAGGCCTGCCAGGGGAAGCCGTTGCGGGCGGAGGCCACGATCTCCTTGGCCGCGGGGGTGTCGCGCGACACGATACCCGTCGCCAGCAACTTGCCGTCCTCCACCCGGATGCTGTCGGTGTGCCCCACGCCGGCCGTCACGTCGTGTCCGAAGCGGATCGGCCGGCTCTGCGACGGGATCGCCAGGCCCGCCAAGTCCAGGACCACGGGGAATCGCCAGGCGTTGATCCGCATGGGTCCGCCCGTGTAGGCGACCATCGTGAAGCGCGGCAGACGGGGCTTGCCGTCGCCATCTGCGGCCGCTGCCTCGATGGTCAGGGCGCCGGGTTCGCTGATGATGCTCAGCGGCCCAGCCTTCGCCGAGGCTTCTGCCGGCGGGTCGGCCGCCTCGGCCTTGGCCTGACGCTCACAGACGGCCCTACGCTGCGCGGCGTCGGGGAACTCCCGCACCATGGCCTCATCACCCATGCACCGGTCGATGAAGTCCTTGTGCGCCTCGCCTTTTCGTCTCTCAGGCAGCGGCACGGTCGTCCTCCTCTTCGTCCTCGTCGTCGGCGTCGTCCTTCTCGGGCGCCGACGGCTGGGCCTGTCCCGACGTGAGGCCCAATTCCTTCATCAGGGCCACTTCCTTCGCCCGCTGGCGGAGCTGCTCCTCCCAGTCCAGGCCACACCGGGCGTGCTCGTGGCCGTCCCAGAACCATTGATGCGGAGCATCGGTGCCCTCCGAAGCCTTGGCGAAGGAGGGCCAATCGAACACACGGACCGCCTCCGCCAGCCACGCAGTGAGGATGCGGTCCAGAATGACCGTCTCGATGTGCGACTGCTCAACGCGGATGCTCTTGAAGTACGTCTGGTGGTCCAACCGCCCCGAGGCGTAGTTGTAGCCGGAGGAGTTGCAGGCGGCGATGTTGTAGGGCATGTTCAGGCAGCGGGCGATCTCGTTGAGGATCTCCCGCTTGAACATGTCGTAGGTGGTCGCCGGCTGCTCGGCCTTGACCTGAGACGGCTCCCAGCCCTCCGGGGTGAAGACCGCCATGTTCGGGGAGAACTCCATCTCCGTCATGGGCTCGACCTCGGCCGCCTCCCCACCGGCGGGAGCGTTGGTCTTCATCAGCACGGCGATGTTGGCCGCGCTCTCGGCCGCGGCGATCACCGCCAGGGTGTACCGCCGGAGCTGGGCGAACAGCGGCAGCGCCGGCAGGATGTCGGGCAGGCCCCGCCGCTGACCAGGCCGGTCGGTCCGGAACCAGTGGACGACGCTCTCGGCCGGTACGCGGTCGTACTTGGTGGAGTCCGCCAAGTGGGCGGTCCCACCGCCGGGATGGGTCTTCAGGACGTGGTACTCAACCGGGTTGCCGTGCTCGTCGAAGACGATGCCATCCACCGCCTTGGGGCCCTGCTTGATCTTGGCCGAGGGGGTGGCGACCTGGTCGGCTTCGATGAGCTTCAGGTCCAGCTTGACAGGGCTGTCGAGCTGGTCGTTGCTGAACAGAACCGCGAAGGCCTCGCCGTCCTGGGCCCGGGCCTGACGCATCGTCCGCAGTTTGCCCGGCAGGTCCACCGCCTTGGCCCACGCGGCGAACTCGGCCTCGATCTGGCGATTGGCCTCCGCCTCTTCCGTGAGCATCTGGAGGCGCGGCCCCGTGCCGATCACGTCGTTGGCCAGCGTCAGAACGATGCCCCGTGCGTATGAGTTGTTCGCCACCTCGTACCGGGCCCGGTTCCGGAGGGTGCGGCGGACCTCCGCATTGGCCGCGGCGTCGGCCGAGAGGCCGTCGGCGTTGGCCCAGTGCCGGCGGTTGTCCGCCGTGGTCTGTGCGGAGTCGAACTTGGCGCGGATCACCAGCGTCCTCGTACGGGTCTGTCTGCTCCGCTTCGTGAAAGGCCACCAACCCATGCTCACACCGTCCCGGGGGGCACGATCTTGACGCGGGTGAAGCCCTTGGCCGGGTTCTTGGAGGCAGCGTCCTTGCCGGCCAGGTACTTGTCCGCCTCGATCTGGTCCTTCAGCCCGTGCTGACGGACGCTGCCGGAGTCGCCGCGGGCCTCCGCCGGCCCCTCGGCGTTCTGCTTGATCTTGTCCTTCAGATCATCCGCCATGACTCACCTCACTCGCGGGCTTGCCACGCCGTAGCCCGTGGGGCGAAGGCGGGAGCCGGAGTCGAACCGGCCGCGGCAGGCGTATGAGACCCGCCAGCCCACCAGGGCTCTTCCCGCTGTGTGCCCAAAGAAAAAGCCCGCCGGTTCGTCGTGCACGATCCGACGGGCTTCAGCTCGTCACCGAGGCTCAGGGCTGGCCGGCCCTGTTCCTTGGGCGGTATTCACTTGTTCGTCGCGTCAGCCTTCCGGGGCCCATGCCGCCTGAGACCGCGCGTCCTGCTCGTCTCCCGCGAAACTACATGCCGCATTCATGCCCGCCAAGATGATTCCTGGTAGGCATGGCAGATTGTGCCATATATGTCATAGTCACCCCAGAATTCCCCTCTCACCGGCTCGAATCGGCCAGCATGGAGGGCAGAACTTCGTAGGTCGTGACTCGTTTGCCACAGTGGCGGCACTGGCGGTAGCGGACGATCCGCCCGCGGGAATGCCGGGTGTTCCGCACCCGCAGGTCCGCGCAGCCGCACCGCGAGCACACGACTCCCTTCGGATTGTCGGGCGGCGGCCAGCGTTTCCTCGTGGGCGAGTCGTCCATGGCTACTTCCTGCGAAGGTCCTCCTGGGTGTACCGTTTCCGCCGCCGCGCCGGCCTGGCCTCCATGCCCGGCAGGCTCACGCCGCAGATGCTCGCGCCCACCGCGCAGCCCACCAGGCAGTCCAGCCAGTGGTTGTCCGGCCGGGTCGGCTTGAGCTTCCATTCCTGCACGTCGCGGCCTTGGCCGTGGGTCAGCGTCCAGGTCTCCGAGCCGGCCACGTGCTCGGCAAAGAGCAGGTGCGGGGTCGCCCCCTTGCCGAACAGGGTAAGCGCTCCCGGATCGCCCGGCGTGACGGCCAGCCGGGCGTGGACGAAGCTCTTCCAGTAGTTGGCGTCGAAGGCCACGTGGGGGAACTCGCTGGAGCGGTTGACGTTGGGGAAATACCAGTTGTGGCCGTGGACCTCGCCCGGACGGCGGCGGTAGGTGCTCATGGGCCGCGACCCGGCGCGGAGGCCCATGCCCTTGGACAGGACCATGGCGGCTCCCCCAACCTTGTGCTTGACGTTGGCGACGATGCCGGCCTTGTAGCCCATGTCCACCAACAGCTTCTCGACCCGTAGGACGCCGCTCCCGGCCCGGGGCCAGGCGCGCTGGAGGGACCGTGCCACCAGCTCCTCCAGCCCCGCCTGGATGGCCCCGTCGGTCCCGGCGCCGGGGTGGGCCCGGCCGAGGGTCCGCTTGGCGTCGGTGAGCGTGAAGAACGCCCTTCCTTGGTCGGGCCAGGTGCCGTAGTCGATCACGTACCCGGTGAAGTCCGGCTCCCACGCGCAGGCGCACCAGAACAGCACCGCGTCGTGGACGTCGATGAACATCGTCAGCGTGGACGCCGAGAGGGGCGCCTGGCTCCGCTTGCGGCCGTTGAAGCGGGCGGCGACCTTCTCGGGCGTCAGGATCGTGTCGTCGATCTGCTGGCTGAGCGGCTCGTTCTGGTACTCGGCGAAGAACGCCTCCTTGTTGCGGAACATCAGGTTCATCGCGTGCTGGAGGGCGCTGATCTCGTCGGCGTTGTGCCGAGCCTCCCAGGCGACCTTCGCGCCCGCGTCCATCTCCGGGCGGTGCTGACGATAGAACGCCGTAGCCTCGGCGCCGGCGTTGCCGACCCGGTGGCTCTCCTCCCATATCACGCGGTACTGGTCCCACAGCTTCTCCTGGGTGGGGAAGCTGTAGACCATCTTGGTGCACTCCCCCTGCCACTCGGGGTTGGCCTGGCGGTCGAGGACCTGGTCGGCCAGGTCGCCGTCGTAGATCTTCGTGCAAGTCAGCAGCCCGGAGATCTTGCAGCCCGGCCCGGCCATGCCCAGAACGTCCCCGTTGAGGATCGCCAGCCGGTTGGCCGTCTGGACGGCCGAGCGGGCGGATTCGCGGGTCTGCGGATCGTCGATGAGCACCAGGTCCGGTCGCAGGACCTGCCCCTTGATGGTCGAGTGTTGCTGGCCGCGGATGTTGCTGTCCAGGCCATCGACGGTGATGACCGACCCGGAGGCGGCGCTGCGGGGGATGGTAGGGATGACGATCTTGTCGGCCGTCCACACCGGGTGGGTCAGCTCCCCCTGGTAGCGCTGGCCCCGCTGGCGGTGGGCGCTGTTCTCCAGGGCCTGGACGGGGAAGACCACCTCGGGAAAGTCCTCCAGCAGGCGGGAGTGCGGCGCCAGCAGGACCGTCTGGATGCCCTGGAGGAGGTTGCGGGCCTGGTCGGCGGCCGAGCCGATCAGGCAGACGTACCGGCGCTTGCCGATCAGGATCGCCCACAGGGCGGCCATGCGGGAGAGAACTGACTTCCCCGATCCCCGCGGCATCGCGAAGGCGAACAGGCCCCCCTGGACGACCGCGGTCTCGATCTTCTCGATCACACGCAGGTGGTCGGGAGACCACTCCATGAAGAAGACGTCCGGGAAGTACGTCTCGCAGAAGAAACGGAAGTCGCCTGAGGCCTTCTGGCGCCGCTCCGGATCGACCACTGCGGGGATCTCGCCGATGTCCTGGGCCTCGCGTCGGGCGGCGTTCTTGGCCTTCAGGTCCCGGGCCCGGGCTTCCTCCACGGACAGCTTCTCCGGCCGGGGCCGATCGTGCTCGTGGACCAGCCAGGCGACGTACTTGACCAGGTGGATCGTCCGCCCGTCGCCGAGTCTCAGGCCGGCGGAGTTCATCTGCCGGTTGACCTTGGCGGGGTTCAGCACCGGCCCGGCCGGCGTGGAGTTGACCAGCCGGATGAGCTCGGTGGGCGTGAGATGTTGCGTGTCGAGGGCCATCGGCTACGGCATGTCCTTGTTGAGCCAGGCGGCGTAGTTGACCAGGTTGATCCGTCCGTCGGCGGTGGTCGGGGCGCCGGCCTCGATGTGCCCGCGGATGGCCTCCTCGGTGACGGCGATCCCGCCCGCGGCCGATAGCAGCCTGGCCGCCTGGGCGACCGTCAGCGCCAGGGGGTCCATGCGGTCGGTGGCGCCCGCGGGCGCCCCAGGGGCGCCGGGTGCGGCGGGGCCTTCCGCGGGGGCGGGGGGAACCCTCGCAGAATCTTCGTCATTTGCCATAAGTCGCGACCCCATCGACACAGGTGTCATCCGGAAATCTGCATCGATTCCGAGGAATTAGCTTGGCGGGGCGGCGAAACCATGGCCCTGTGTGTCCAGAAGCATGGCGAACGGAAAGGACAACGCGATGAAGACCAACCGGAAAAGAGCGCGGAATCGGAAGGGCGAGCGGACCACGGCGGCCTGGCTGACCGCCCGGATGCGGAACGGCCGACGGCGGATCGAGGTCCTCGGCTGGAAGCGCCTGGCGGCCATGTACGCCGCGGCCAGGCCCGGCGGGCCCGTCCGCAAGGCCATCAACGCCGAGGCCCGCCGGTGCGGCTACACGCCCCGGGTCATCCTCGCCCTGAACGCCGAGTGAAAGGAGCCGACCGTGAAGATCGCGCGCATCGACATCAGCAGCACGAAGGGCCGGGCGACCGCCGGACCGCCGCCCGCCGCCTGCAGACCGAGCTGGACGGCGTCTACGGCACCAACGGCGACGTGGCCGAGTACCTGCGGGTCATCGAGACCTTCGCGGACTGAAAGGAGAGCGTCATGAACGACATCGACATCGAAACCATGCTGTACGAGCTGCTCCAGGACGAAGAGGCCGTCCCGGAGATTGCCAAGGTCCGGACCTTCGAAGAGGCGGGCGTGCTGACCCGCAACCGCGGCGTGGTGGTCCGGACCGACGATGGCAGCGAGTTCCAGATCTGCGTCGTGCAAAGCCGCTGCGGGGAGTGACCGGCCATGGCACGCAAACGCAACGAGAAGCTGGCGAACGACTGCGGCCGACCGCACCCCCAGCCGTACTGCACCTGCCGGGCGTGCCGGCGGATGGCCGACCACCCGATGTACACGGCCGACGACCTGGCGTACCTGCGGAGCAAGGGCTACAGCGACGACGAGGTCTTGGCCTTCTGGGACCGCGACCACGCCGCCGGGTGCGAGCCGGTCCACCACAGAGACGCCCCCAAGGCGGACGCCGCGGCGCGGCCGCACCGCACCACGCGCCAGATCGAACGCGAGCTGGCTCGCATCGCCAAGAAAGACCTGGGGGTCGAGACGCTCCAGACTCGCAACAGCGACGGGCTGGACTTCCACAACCTGGCCGTCTGGCAGCTTCGCGCCGCATTGCTGGCGGCGTTCGAGCTCGGACGGCAGACCTCTTGAAAAAGGAGACCCACCGTGAAGAGCAAGCGCAAGCGACCGGAGACGTACGAGGCCGAACACGGCGGCAAGAAGGTCCGGGTGACGGTGCCCGAGGCCATCGACGAGGGCGACCTCGCCGCGGCTCTCAAGGACAACCTCAGCCCGCAGGCCGTGGCGGCCATCGCCGCCTACCTGACGGCCGCGCGGGTCAAGAACCGCCAGGTGCAGCGCCAGATCGAGTGGTTCGCCGGCATGCTCGTAGACATGCTCGGCGTGGACGAGTTCAACCGCCTCATCGATGAGGTGGGACTCTAAGGAACCGGCCCCATGGGCCCCAGAGACAAGGAGCATGTCATGAAGAAGGCAGACGTGAAGACTGGCGAGATCTACAGCGCCAAAGTGAGCGGCAGCATCGTCCCGGTCCGGATCGACCGGGCCAGCCCCCGTGGCGGCTGGGACGGCACGAACCTGAAGACCAAGAAGGCCGTCCGCATCAAGTCCGCCCAGCGGCTGCGGGGCAAGGCCAGCACCTGGCCGGGCAAGAAGCCCGCCAAGGGCACCGAGGCCGCCCCTGTCCACAAGGCCGACGCTGCCAAGGACGCCGCACCCACCAAGAAGAAGCGCCAGGCCAAGCCGGAGAAGGAACGCAAGCCCAGCGGCCTGGACGCCGCGGGGGCGGTCCTGGCCGAGGCGGGCGAGCCGCTCAACACCAAGACCATGGTGGAGCGGATGCTGGCCAAGGGCCTCTGGAAGACCAACGGCAAGACGCCGGCCGCGACGATCTACGCCGCCATCATCCGCGAGATCGCGGCCAAGGGTGGCAAGAGCCGCTTCCGCAAAGTGGCGCGGGGCCGGTTCGAGCTGGTCAAGGGGGCCTGACCGATGCGCCGGCGATACCGTGACAGCGATCGCAAGGTGCTGTTCGACGTGGCCGACGGCCGCCTCGTACGAACGGTCGTCCTGCCCGACGGCCGCAGCTACGTCCACCGCTGCACGGACGAGACGTTCCGGGCGGTCGCACATGCCATCGAAGAGCGCGCTGCCGAAGGCGTGACGCTCGACCCCCTGGCCGAAGCCCTCGACGCGCCCGCCACGCAGGTCCACGTGGCCCTGGAGTTCCTCAAGGAACGCGGCTGCGTGGTCACGCGCGGGCGGCGCAACTACCCCGCCTCGAACGTCCTGTTCGAGGACGCCATGACGGAGTTCTGCTACCTGCGGGACCTGCCGTACTGACATCACATCGCCCCCCTGGGCGCCCTGGTCCCCGCGGCCGGGGCGCTCTCGGTCCTGACCCCCACCTTCGCCGGGTCAATCAGCCAGAACGGCATGCCCAGTTCCCGGGCGATGCGGACCTCGGCCCGGATACCTTGGCTCTCCTTCCAGCCGACCAGCGCGAGAATGGCGAACTCCCGGCTGGACGCCATGTACACGCGGTCGTAGCGCTCCCAGAACCGCCAGTCGCCCGGCAGGCCGTGGCGCGTCAGCGGATGGCTATGGACCACCGGGCAGAAAACGGGCCTGCCGTCCCGGATCATCCTGGCCGTCGCCTGGCAAGCGGCCTCGAAGCGCCGTTGACGAACGGCCGGATCGGGATGGGAGTACGGCGACGCCAGGTAGATCATGCTGTTCCCTCCGCCGGGCCCTTCCCCGCGATCCGCTGGGCCTTCTTGCCGGTGAACTTCTCCCACCGCTGCGCGATCACATCGCAGTACAGCGGGTCGATCTCCATCAGGAATGCCTTCCGCCCGGTCTGCTCGGCCGCGATCAGCGTGGAGCCGGAGCCACCGAAGAGGTCCAGGACGTTCTCGCCGGCCAGCGATGAGTACTGGATCGCCCGGACGGCCAGCTCGACAGGCTTCTCCGTCAAGTGCATCATCTGGTTCGGGTTGACCTTCTTGACGTGCCACAGGTCCGGGACGTTTGGAGGCCCGTAGAAGACGTGGGCAGCGCCTTCCTTCCACCCATAGAACGCCCATTCATGTGCCCCCATGTAATCTTTGCGCGTAAGTACTGGATGCTGCTTGTCCCAGATGATCATCTGGCTGAAGTACAG